AGAGTATCAAACTAAGTTTCAGATAGCTGAAAGGGATGGAGTTAAGTTCGATGAAGAACTTGAAGTTCCTCCATTTCCAAGCGAGGTTGATATTATTGCAAAGGCTGAAAAGCTGAATGCTTTTATAAGTAATACGAAGTAAAAAGAAAGGGAGCGAAAGCTCCCTTTTTTATGAGGCGAACCTAGACCTATAGTAGTTCTTTATAGTACTGTCTTGATTTCGTATGTTGACTTTCATCAGATTATTCTGTGTTTGTCTTGTGATGGTAGTTGGTGCAGATACGATGTTAGTTGAAGGTGTTGCAAATGGATACATTGCAGCTTCTTGGTTATCACCAGACTGTTGATACACTGCATCTGCAGCTTCAGGAGCTGGAGTTATAACTTGATCAGGTTTAACTTCAATAGCTGGAGCTGTTACAGGCTGTGGAGGAGTTGCCTTTTGTGTTTCATTACTTGCAAAACTTGCAAACGGTTTCCATGGACCAGCTTCAAACTTCTTACCAAACATTGAGAAGTTTATTCCTGGTATCTCAATCTTAGATAACCATTCAGTAACGTTTTCAATTAACTTCTTGACTGTATCTATAGGATGGAACACCATGTCAACAAAGTTTTTAAACATATCTTCGAATGAGAATGAATCAAGGAATTTAGATACAGCTTTTAGACCAATTGCATTTAATGCAAGTGAAATCCCGTCTTTAATTAGATCAAAGAATCCAAAGATGAAATTTCCTATTAAACCTTTAATAGCACCAGCTATAGCTCCCATGATACCTTCTTTTTTATAGCCTTTAATGGCTCCAGTAATAGTATCAAATACCGCAAAAAATATACCTACTAGTTTGAATACTCTACCGAATGCTCGCGCAGATTTTATAAAGACTCTACCAATTTTACCAAATGATTCAAACGCTCTTGATATGCCGCTAAATATTGACATAAATGATTCAGCTTTTATAAAAGTTTTTACTATTCTATAAGCATTTTTAAACGTCTTATTGATATAACTAAAAGTGCCTTTAAACATTTCAAAGAAGTTGCCTACTTGTTTTCCAGCTAATTTAAAATCTTTTACCAAACCTTTAACCCATTTACTTTCAGCGATGTTCTTAAATACGTTAGATACCGGTTTAAAGAAATCACCTATTTGTTTTCCAGCCAGTTTTAAATCTTTTAATAAGCCTTTCCACCATTTTTCAAATGATTTATAAAGCATAGTTTTTAATTTGCTAGGTGTTAATGCACTAATTATATCTTTAACTAATTTAGCCCATGTCCTAAGAGCAGCGATAGCTGCAGCAGCAGCTACAGCCAATACTTTTAGCCATGAGAATCCCTCTTTCATTGTCTTCTCTTTAACTAGTAAACCATCACGGATCTCTTCTAATAGGAGTAACTCTTTACTCTTAAAATCTTTATCTTCGATATCTTGTTGACTTAAGTCATTCTTAGATTGAGCCGGAGCTTGTTTCCTAGAACCTTTTATAAATCCAGATAGAATACTTGTACTATTCTCAATAGCCTTTGTCATCTTAACTATGTTCTTATTAAGACCAATATTTAAAGACGTATTAATCTTCTTAAGTTCTGATAAGATCTTATTCTCAGCAGGCAAAGGAGCATCAAAAGGAGGTATATTACCTAACTGTGATCTTACAGTCGAGCTTAAGCCTGAAAGTTTCTCAGACTGTTGCTTCTGTAAGATATACTCTAATGATAGTGATGGATCTTTTTTAGCCATTATCGGTTATTTTCCTGTCTCTGTTTCTCTTCTTCTAAGTACTTAATTAACATAGCAACGTAGATATCTCTCTCAAATGGTATCATGTTCTCTAAGTCTTCTAAACTATAATGATGATACTGCATTAAAGCGAAGTTCATCTTATAGAAGTTATGCAAAGACTCATGAGAGAGATTAATTAAAAAAAACTGTTTAAACCCTCTAATACTTTATGATGAGCCGTACCACATACTGGACAATTATAGTCTACAGCTTGTGACATCTTAGGCATAGTCTCAAAGAACTTCTGAACCTTTTGGAACTGATCTGATGATAAGTTATTAAGGAACTGTAATAGCTCTTCTTTACTTTGCTCTTTAGCATGATAAACTTGTGTAGAGTCATATACAGAATCAATACATTCTATGATGACGTTAAACGCTTCATCAAGGTTTGCATTATCAATGTTCTGTAGTTTATTGATGACATCAATGGTTGGATATTTCATCAACACACCTACATCATCAAATAACTCGATCTTATTAGTATGCTCTGGGTTCTTAGTAACTTCAATCTTTGATAAGTCCACCTCAACCTTAGCAACAGCCTTTTCATCTGTACATGTATCACACTTAATCAGTAGCTCTGTGATCTCGCCTACAGACTTTGCTCTGATCTGTGTAAACACATACTCGATATCAAACGTAGCGAACGTCTCTACATCTGTGTTATCTTTAAGGCATGACTTAATCACCCCTTTAAGAGATTCAACCATTACTTTTGGATCCTCTGATTGCTGAGCTAAGAGTAATGACTTCTCTTCTTTAATTAAAAACGGTCTATACTTAACTTCTTTACCAGTTGATGGTAACACCAGTGTATAGGTTGGTGTATTATTAATAGGCAATGCCATACTATTCTCCTTTAGTCATGTCTTTAATCATCTTACTCAATTCACTTGTAGATCCCACAAATATTGCGTTATTATTAGTGACTTGTTTATTTGGTTGGCCTTCAGCGTTAGCTTTAGGGGTATCCAACTTCTGTTTACGTTCACTTAATGCTAACAGTTGTTCGTTAGTGTCAGCCAATTGTTTCATTAAGTTACCTACTACTTCAAATGCTCTTGGATGCTCAGACTGTTTGGCTATCTCTAGCGCATGATACAGTGCATCTTGTCCTTGATTCAATAATTTATGTAGATTATTACGAGCAGAATCATAGTCATAGTTGACGTTCTCTTCTACCTTATTAGAAGCAGGGACAATCTCTTGTCCCATACTTGCAACTTCGCCTGGTTTAAGAGGCTCTACATCAAATATCTTTGATAAATTGTCATCAGCTTTCATAATAATACCTTTATATTACGTAATCTTACGTGTTGGTGTTACTCTACCAGTATCTGCTGGAGGATCAGCACCAAATACTGGAGGTGCAGGATCAGGTTCATTTACAACCATTGGCGCTTGGGTTGGGAATGACGGTCTTGGCGGCGGAACGGCCGCCTCAGACTTTTTTGATGCTGAGTATGCATTAGCACCAAAGAAAGCTGCGACTAAAGCTGAGATAGCTACAAAGTATGTAGGAGCAATATTGCCAATGATCTTAGCTGCATCATCTACATCTAAATAAGACGCAATAACTATAGTTACTGGATAGAGCAACATACCCCACAGAGCGAACCATGTCATCTTACGCATAGCATCTCGCTGAGCGTCTTGATCTTCAAGCTCTCTACGTTTGAATTCTAAATACATAGCAAGCTCTTCGCTGCTGACGTATCCGTCTCCGTTTGTATCTGCTTCTTTTAAATGTTGGTAAGCATTACTACTTACGCCTTGTTTTATATCTGCCATTTGTTTTCCTTAAACTAGTATGCTTCCTTGACCAATAGAAGCGGTTTCTGATGAGAATAACGAAGCTCTTCCTTGTTCAAAAGAATTGAATCCTGTTTGGAAGCCATCAAAGTTGGTAAAATATGTACTTGGTATTTTTAAAGCATCACCGAACAATCCATTAGCTAAACCATTATTATTTGTATTATTAGTAGTGGCTGATTCATTTTTAGATGTAGTAACAGAGCTTGATATCCAATACTTATAGTTCATGCTTACAGTCATCTTCATGACTTCTTTATCAGCATAGTCTAATGTTATAGGGTTTATAGTCTTAGGATAGCATTGGTATAACACTACTTGATACCTATTCTTATCTGCTATGTCAAACACGTCTATCGTTATGTTAGTCGTATAATCTTTATAATAATTAAATGTTCTTGTTTGTGGATTTTGTATAGCACCCATCCAACCATCAAACATCCTCTTAACATGCATTGAGTTATCTACATAGAAACTCATGTTGATATTATCGAATAGCTTATTAAACGGCATCTCTCTATACTCACCAAAAGTCTTAGCTTGTGTAGTCTCAAGAGTCATACCAGGCAAGTTAACATTATCACAATATAACAAGATCTTTCTCATATCTGTTGCAGCTCCAGCTCCTTGCATACTTCTTGGAGGAGTAAAGGTCACTGCGAACCTTGAGTTACGCATTAACCCTTCGCTCTTAATACTTGCTATGAATTGGTTTAATGTTGCCATCTTAGTATCCTAATGAATCTTGCCATACTTTATTTTTATTTGCACCAACAAATTGTTCAACTGGTAATAACATAGCCGTGGTCCAATCAGGTGCATCTATCTTTCTAAATCCAGACTT